GTGATTGCCGGGGCGGTGGCCCAACTTCAGCACCAGATTGCCCTGGCTGAGCGGAAGGCCGGGGCAGGGCAGCCGCAGGCAGTTCCGGCCCGCTATCCTTTGGCACCTGATCAGCTTGCGCACAGCCTCTACACGCAGCGGCTCGCCTTTGACGATGAACTGCGCAATGACCCCCGCTGGCCGGGAGTGGGGATTGATGATCTGCTGGTGCAGCGGCTGCGTTTCGCTATTGCGGGAAAAGCCAGTGACGCGGAGCTGGGTGATCTGGTGGGCGCACAGATTGAACGCTTCCGGGCCGCTGGCAACACAAGCGCCGAACCGGGCAGCACCGAATGGCGTGAGATTGCCCGTGCCTTGTGTCATGCGGAGCTAGAAGCCCTGGCACGGGCTGCTGAGCGCGACGAAGGGGATTTTAGCGGCACACCTGCCTCGCCGGTCATTAGTGATGCTCAGCCCCCGGCGGATGACCCCAAGCCGGTCAGCATGAAACAGCTCTGGAATGACTATGTGACCATGCGCATGCAGACAGGGTCCATGAGCGATGGCGGCAAGCAGCTTGGCTTGGCGGTCGAAAAGCTGCGCAAGTTCGTTAAACATGACGATGCGGCCCGTCTCAAGAAAAAGGACGTGATCGCGTGGCGGGATCATCTGTTGAATGTTGAGAAGCTTTCGCCGCGCACTGTCAGCGACAAATACCTTTCCACAGTCCGCTCTTTGCTGAACTGGGGTGTGGAGAATGATAGGCTGCCTGAGAATATCGCGGTAACGGTGAAGCAGGCAAAGCCTAAGAAGGTTCTCGCCCGCGAAAAGGGTTTCACTGATGCAGAGGCGCTGAAAATCCTCAAGGCTTCCCGCTCATACGTGCCGCACCAGGACGAAACGGGCCGTGTCCGGGAAACCGCTCACATGACTGCGGCAAAGCGGTGGGTGCCTATCCTTGGGGCCTTCACTGGCACCCGTGTTACGGAGATCACTCAGCTTCGCAAAGAGGATATTCGGCAAGAGGGTGATCAGTGGGTTGCCCGGCTCACCCCTGATGCCGGGACGATCAAGACCGGCGAATACCGGGATGTTCCGTTGCATCCTCAGATCATTACTGAGGGGTTTGCGGATTTTGTGAAGAACGCTGATCCGGGTCCGCTATTCCACCACGGGATCGACGCGGCGCAATTCAAGAGCAAGGCCACTCAGATATCTAACCGGCTGGCTGAATGGTTGCGCGACAAAGAACTAGTCCCGGGCGTGGTGCGACCTACCCACGCGTGGCGGCACCGTTTCAAGAGTCAGTGCATTGAGCTGGATATTCCGGCTCGCATCTATGATGCAATTCAAGGGCACTCCGGAAAGACTGCGTCGGAGAACTACGGCGATGTGAGTTTGAAGGCCAAGATCAACGCTATCAACAAGCTGCCTGCGTATGAGTTGAGTTCGGAAATGTGATAACATAACTTTTCTGTTCCGCTGCGAATCATTATGTGGTAATTTTGCCACAACAATCAACTCGCAGCGGAACGCATGGCCTTTCAGAAGCTCAAAAACGCACTTGGTTTCGGCACCGAACAAAAGGCGCTGCCACTTACTGATCCTGATGCATTGGCCCTGTTTGGGGCAGTGCCCACCAGTTCTGGCCTGAGTATCGGCCCTAGCAATGCCATGCGCGTTCCTGCTGTTGCTTGTGCCGTGTCACTCATTTCTGAAACCATCGGCGCCCTGCCGGTTAAGTTCTATGACCGTGACAGCAAGGAAGCCCTGGCGGATCATCCAGCTTACCGCTTAGTGCATGATGAGGCGAATGAGTGGACGAGCGCGGCAGAGCTGCGCGAAAAGCTAACCACTGATGCCCTGCTGCACGGCGCCGGTCATGCACAGGTGATCCGCCTTAATGACGGCACCCCGTATGAGCTTCACCGGCTGGAACCGGGAAAAGTGCAGCCGAACTTTGAGGCAGACGGTGAACCCTTCTATCTGGTTTCGACTGAGAACAGTCAGGTTCGTATGTCCTATCGTGACGTTCTGCGGATCGAAGCATTTGGCGGTGTTTCGCCGGTCACTCTGGGCCGGGAAGCGATTGCTCTGGCTTTGAGCTTCGAAAACCATATCGGTGGGATCTTTGCGAACGGTGGCCGCCCCTCTGGCGTCATCAAGGCGCAGAAGATCATGGATGTGGAAGCGAAGAAGAAGGTCGCTTCAAGCTGGTTTGCGACGCATGGCGGCAGCAAGGCAGGCGGCACGGCCATTCTTGACGAGGGTATGGATTACACGCCGCTGAGCATGACGCTGGCAGACACCCAATTTTCTGAAAACCGCCTTGAACAGATCCGCGAGATTGCGCGCGCCTTCAATATCCCGGCGGCCATGCTGGGTGAGTTGAGCCGCGCCACATGGTCAAACCTCGAACAGCTCAACCGCCAGTTCTATGACATGACGCTCAAGCCCTGGCTGACAGATTGGAGTTGGGCTTATGCCCGTTGCCTGCTGACTCCGGAGGAACGCAAGGCTGCCTTTTTTGAGGCTGTGACAGATGACCTGCTGACGACCGATACAGCGGCCCGTGCAGTAGCCTTGGGGCAGTATCGCAGCATGGGGGTGATTACTGCGAATGAGGGCAGGGCGAAGCTTAACCTGCCGCCCCGTGAAGGCGGTGATACGCTGGAAAATCCCTACACCACCACTAGCAAGGAACAGGCTGCATGAACCTGAACCACACCGCCTTTTTCGGTGACGGCGAGCACACCTTTGCCCTGACTGATGACATGATCGCCGAGCTGGAGCGTATCACAGATCTGGGTATCGGTGCGCTCTACCGTAATTTCGCTTATGCGCATTTCAAACTAGCCGATCTGATCGAGGTTATCCGGCTTGGACTGATCGGCGGGGGCATCGCACCGGAGCGGGCCGCTCAACTTGTTGATACCTACGCGCGGAACCAGCGTATTGAAGATCTGTTGCCGCTGGCGACAGGCATTCTTGATGCACGGTGGGGAGGTCCCGCCGGTGCGTAAGGTTCATCTTCACGGCAAGCTGGCGAAGTATGGCAAATATCTTGAGATGGACATTCTCACGGCTGGTGAGGCCACTCCGGCGCTCACGGCCAATTTCCCGGAATTCTTGAGTGACATCAAGCAGGGTTCCTGGGTCTTCGTGCGGGGAGACCTTGATACAGGCCTTTGCCTTAATGAAGACGCTATTGCTGGGATGAGGCTGGGAAATGCGGATCTGCACATCATGCCGGATGTGGCAGGCGCGAAGAATGGCAATGGCGTGCTGAAGGCCATCGCAGGAGCTACGCTCATTGCCCTCACAGCCGGTGGCGCAGCCCCTTTCCTAGCTAATCCAATAATAGCAAGTGCGGCCACAGGAACGACCTGGGGCAATGCTATCGGCCAGATTGGCCTGGCTATGACGCTGACTGGCGTATCCTCAATGCTAGCAGGGGAAACCCAGAGCCGGGCGTCAGAGGATCATAAGAGCTTCACCCTGACCGGTCCGAAATCTGAAATCGGCCAGGGGCACGCTGTGCAGATCGTTTACGGCGGCCCAATCATCGTTGGCGGAATGATGATTTCCGGGGGCATTGATGCCGATGGCTTGGAGTCCGTGACCGAAAAGCCCGTTGTGACGCCTGACCCGGAAGAAGTTGAAGCCAATCCTGAAAATTACGGCGGCGGAGGCGCAAGCGACCGATGAGTGAACGCATCGAAATTAAAGCACAGATAGCAGCAGACGACGTGGGTGTAGTGAGTGGCATTGCGTGGCCGTTCTCACCTGACTCTGTTGGCGACGTGATCGAGAAAGGCGCGTTTTCCTTCCCGGCAGCACTACCGATCTGTATGGAGCATGATCAAGGGCAGGTTGTCGGAACGTGGGAAAATTTCGCTGAGACAGATCGCGGCCTAGAGGTGAAAGGCCGCCTCTTTGTGGAAGGTATCTCCCCTGCGGAGAAAGCCCGCCGTCATCTGAAAGCAGGTGTGATCACCGGTCTTTCTATTGGCTTCCGGCATGATGGATTCGAGACGCGCGCTGACGGCGGGCGCACCTTCAAGGCCGTTACTGTCACTGAAATTTCCCTCTGCAAGCGCCCGGTGCATCCCGCCGCGCGCGTCACCGAAGTGAAAGCAATCCCCCAGAACCTCAAGGAGACCCCCAAAGTGGAAAACGAGGAAATCGAGACTGAAGAAAAGGCTGTAACCCCGGCAAATGACACGCCGCAGATTCCCCAGGTGGATACCAAGGCGTTCAACGAGATCAAAGACCGCTTGGACCGGCTGGAAGCCAAAGGCAACCGGCCCCGGATCACCGGCCCGGCCACCCCTGTTATGGGTGGCGATGAGGTGAAGGCGTTCACCGACTACCTGCGCACCGGCGATGCCGCCGAAGTGAGATCCCTGTCTTACGGCAGCGGCACCGGCGGCATTCTGGCCCCGGAAACTGTCAGCAAGACCATCCTGGAAAAGATCGCTGAGTTCTCACCTGTGCGCAGTGTCGCACAGACCATCCAGATGAACGGGCCGCTGCTGCAGCTTCCCCGGCTGGTGAACGAGGTTGTGCCGAGTGAAGTGGCTGAAGGTGCCGCTAAGGCGGAAAGCGAACCGAGCTTTGAGCAGATCGACGTGAAGCCGTTTGAGATGGGCGTTGTCGTTCCTGTCACTAAGATCCTGCTGGAAGATGCTCACATCGATCTGTCGGCCTACATGGGCGGCCACATCGCTCGCCGGTTCGGTCAGAAAGAGGCATCGTGGTTCGTCAACGGTGACGGTGCGACCCAGCCGGAAGGTGTTCTGACCTCTACCGAGGTGGCAAACAACGAGATCGCGGCAATCGACGCAGATGCTCTGATCGACCATTTCTATGCTGTGAAGACCGGCTATGCCGCCAACGGCGTCTGGCTGATGAACCGCAAGACGATGGCCCTGGTGCGCAAACTCAAAGACGCCGACGGCCAATACCTCTGGCAGCCGGGCCTTACCGTCGGTCAGCCTGCAAATCTTCTGGGCCGTCCGGTCTATGAGGCTGTGGATATGCCGGATCCGACTTCCGGTAATACGCCGATTGTCTTTGGCGACTTCGCAACCGGCTATGCAGTCGCAGACCGCACCGGCTTTGAGATCATCCGGGATGAGCTGACCGGCGCCGCAAATGGCATGGTCAAATTTGTCGCGCGCCGTCGTGTCGGTGGCCGCGTAGTGATGGGCGAAGCCTTGTCTAAGCTGTCCCTGGCTGCCTAACAGCACCATGAGCTTCCGGCCCGCATATGACATCCCATTGGCCTGCGGTGGCAATACCGTATGGCTGAGGCCTTCTTTGCGGGCCGCAATCCGCCTGGAAGCCCTGCACAATGGCTTTCCGGCATTGCTGACCAAAATTCATCAGTTCGACCTAACCACGGTGCGCAATATCATTGCCTACGCTGCAACTGATCAGGACGCCGCTCAGGCAGTGCTGCTTAGTTTGGCGGGAAGTTCGATACGTGACATTCAGCAGGCCTGTATCGGCCCCGTTTTTGCTTTGGTTATGGGGCTGACACTCACTGGCGGCAGCAAAGAGACCGCCAACGAAGAAGCAGAACTTGTCGCTTGGCCAGATCTTTATGCCAGTTTGTTCAAGCGGGTGACTGGGCAACTAGGTTGGACACCTCAAGAGGCATGGAATGCCACTCTTCCCGAGATCTTTCTGGCGCTGGAAGGCCATGAAGATTGGATGAAAGTGCTGCATGGCTCACCTGAGGAAGACCAAGACGGCCCGTCTGAAGAGCAGCGTAAGCAGAACGAAGCCCAAGGTCTTGATGCTGAATTCGACCGTGCCGGGCTAATGGCGCTGAAGGCAGTTAGCGCGCTGAAGGTGGGGCAGACAGTCTGATGCCGCGCCCTCCCCATATCTGTTCCTGCGGCAACATCGTGCCCCACGGTGAGCGGTGTGCCTGCCAAATCAAGCACACCCGTGAACGCAACAGACGCCATGACAGGCGTCGCCCCACGGCCTCACAGCGTGGTTATGGCAGCAAGTGGCGCGCAGCCCGTGACGCCTTTCTCAAGATCAATGATCGTTGTGCATGGCCCGGCTGCGGTGAGCTGGCGACTGTCGTTGACCACATTATTCCGCACCGTGGCGATGACCGCCTGTTCTGGGATCGTAGCAATTGGCAGCCGCTCTGCACTTCCTGTCACAGCCGCCGGAAACAGCGGCAGGAGCGTTACCGTGGAGCGTAATGGAGCGCAGTCCCTTTGGGTTGAGGTGTTGCTGATTGCTATCTCAGATGCGCTTTTTGGTGAACGCGGCGTGCGTGGCAGCACCGCCGTGAAGATCAATGCAATCATGGACGCACGGCGCTACCTGACTGTTCCCAATCGAGATTGCGACTTGGTGTGCGAACTCGCCGGTATTGATCCTGATGCGTTTCGCACTCGCATGCGCACCCTGATTGATGCTGCGCCTAGCCCGCCAGAGCTGATCGGCAAGCACAGCCGCGTGAGGAAGAACAGGGCGGGGGTGGTCTTCGACTTTATGCCCTCGAAGGGGACCGGCGGGGGGAGGTCCGCACAAGACGGCCCGAAAATAAGTTTTTTAGAAAAGGAAGCGAGCTGATGCCCGCACTGACTCCGATTGCGCTGCTGAAATCGCAGCTCAATCTTGACCATGATCTTGATGACGCCCTGCTGGCGCACAAGTTGGACGCCGCCGAAATCTGGATTGGCCACTATACCGGCACGCCCTTTGTCTCTGGCGATGCGGCACTGACTGAGGCCGCATTGCAGCTCGCATCCTATTGGTATGAGCAGCGTGAGACCGCCAGCGACGTGAATATGGGCCCGGTGCCCTTCGGCGTGCGTGACCTTCTGGACTCCTACCGTGAGCAGGTGACTGGCTATGTCGCGGAATAAGTCGCTCACGGAGCAATCCAAGCTGCTGGAAAAGCGCCTTTTGGCTATCCCGCAAGCCGTTGTTGAGGCTGTTCACCCGGCCTTGGTCAAAGGGGCAGAGGAAACAGCCGCTGCCATGCGCGCTCTGGTGCCGGTGGATGAGGGCGACCTGAAAGCGTCAATCACTGTGACCGAACCCGGCGAAACCACCCCGGCGTATGCAGAGGGCGGCGGCAAGCGCACGGCAGGCAGCAATCAGGCCCTTGTGACTGCCGGGAATGAAGACGTGCGCCACGGCCACCTTCAGGAGTTCGGCACCGTCAGTCAGGAGGCCCAGCCGTTCATGCGCCCTGCTGCCCGGCTGACGAAACCGCGCGCGCAGCGCCGCATTAGCCGCGCTGTCGGGCAGGCAATCAAGAAAGCTGCGGAGGGCAAGGAATGATCACCCCCGACATTCAATTTCAGACCGCTATCAGGGCCGCGCTTACTGCGGATCCGGTTGTGACCGCCCTTGTGCCGGCCGATCATATCCGCGCTGGTTCAACGCGCCCGGACAAGTGGCCGACGATTATTCTTGCCAATCCTCAGACGATGAACCTGGGCTGGGCTAGCCAAGGTCAAAAACTAGCACGTGTCTTTTTCGACCTTCACATCTGGGCGGTTGAAGATGGTGCTGACCTGGCCCGGAAGATTGGTTTCGTGGCATCTGAAGCCCTCTGGGACGCACCGGCCAGCAGCGTGATCGGGATCGACGACTACACCCGGCCCAGCTTCACCTACATGCGCGACCCTGACCCGGAACGGGCTTACTGCCATGGCGTGGGGACCGTTGAGGCCGTGCTGCGGTGGAGGGTGTGACCGTGATCCGGGCAGGTAAACTAGATCGCCAGATCACCATTGAGCGCGAGGCGGAAACCGTGGCCGCGTCTGGTGCCGTGTCGAAGACCTGGGCGCCTGTGGCAACAGTCCGGGCTGAGCTGGTGCAGCGCAGCGCCGACGAATACCTAGCTGGGTTCGGTGAGGCTGAGACCGGCAGCGCTGTGTTCCGTATCCGCTATTTGGCCGGGATCACAACCGCCGACCGCTTGATTTGTGACGGCGTAACTTATGACATTGATGAGGTAGCAGAGCTGGGCCGGAAACGTGGCCTTGAACTGCGCTGTTCGGAGGTCGCATGAGCGTGCATTCACGCGGTGTGAAGCCGTCCCTTTTTTCTGACAGTGATGCCCTGACCAAAGCACCGCCAGTGCCAAAGTCTCTAGCGCCGCACGCTAAGGCTGAGTGGCGGCGGATCATGCCGCAGCTTGTCGGGCGCAGGATCATCACCAAGGCCGATCTGGCCGGGGTGGAGAACTACTGCACGGCAGTGGGTGCCGCGCGCACCATCACCGATACCCTGAGCGCCGGGGGCTTGCCCGATTTGAAGCTAGGCGGGCTGCAAATCCGCTACATGCAGACCGCGCGCCAACTCGCCGCAGAATACGGCCTGACGCCGACGAGCCGCGCCCGGATCGGGACAGCGCTTCCGGACGATGACGACGGCGACAACCCGCTTGCGGTGTGACGATGAGCACGGCCAGCAAATACCCGGCTTGGGTTGACGACGGCAGCACCATCTCCGATCCGTTGGGATATGGTGAGCGCGCCGTCACATTCCTGCGTCGGCTCCGCCACCCGGCGGCTGTGAACACAAACTGCGCGCCCAAGGCGGTAAACGCCAACCGGCATCCCCGTGCTTTACAGTTGGCGCCCTTTCAAGAGCGCATCGTGCGTCGCATCTACGGGCCGCGCCATGAAGACGGGCGGCGCATCGTCAAAACGGTGTTCTTGATGCTGCCGAGGGGGAACCGGAAAACAAGCTTGGCCGCCGCCCTGTCTCTGCTGCATGTGATCGGGCCTGAGAAAGTGCCTGCCGGGCAGGTGATTTTTGCTGCGTCCGATCGGGAACAGGCTGGTATCGGTTTTCGTGAAGCTGCGGACATCATCCGGCAAGACAAGCGCCTTGTGGCCGCGACACGTATCCACGATGCATTCAACAGCGCCAAGCAGATCACTCACCTTGATAGCAGTGCGCGACTGCGCGCCGTGTCCAGCGATGGGCGCGCGCAGCACGGAACCACCCCGGCTTTCGTTCTGGCCGATGAGATCCACGCTTGGAAGGGGCGGGATCTGTGGGAAGCCCTGAAATCCGGCCTTGCCAAGACCGATGATAGCTTGCTGGTGGTTGCGACAACGGCTGGCCGGGGCCACGAAACGCTGGCCGCAGAGCAGTATAACTACGCCCGACGTGTCGCCCTGGGTGAGATCGACAACCCTGACTTCTTGCCAATCATTTTCGCTGCTGAGCCGGATGACGACTGGCAGGCCGAAGACGTTTGGCACAGGGTGAACCCTGGCCTGAAACACGGCTTCCCCAGCTTGTCTGGATTGCGCAGCTTGGCGAAAGAGGCTGAAGACCACCCGGCGGAGCGCTACAGCTTTCAGCAATACAACTTGAATATCTGGCACGGGAACAGCCGTGACCCGCTGTTCAGCATTACCACTTACGATGCCCGGTGCTTTGACGATGACGAGACCGACCTTGAAACGCTGCAGTGCTGGGTGGGTGTGGACATGGCGAAGAACGGCGACACGGCTGCTGTGGTTGCCGCGTGGCGGCATCCTGACGGGCAGGTCACGGTCAAGCCGTGGTTCTTTGTGCCCGGAGACGAGTTGCGTGAGCGCGCCGAACAGGATGGCGTTCCTTACGAACGGTGGCGCGATGATGGGCTGATCAATGCCACACCCGGCCCGATCATCAACCCGGAAGCGGTAGAGGATCACATACGCGAACTGGCGGCACGCCACGACGTGCAGGAGATTGCATTTGACCCCCACCTTGCGCGTCAGACCATGCAGCGCCTGTATGACGATGGCCTTCCGGTCATCGAGCACCGGCAGGCACCGCTTTCAATGGGTGTTGCCATTGGCGACCTTGAGCGCACCGTTAACGGCCAGTTGATCCGCCACGACGGGCACCCCGTCCTGCGCCACCACTTTGATAGCGTGGTTGCCAGCCGGAACGAAACAACCGGCCTTGTTCGCATGCACAAGGGCAAGAAGACCGACCGCATTGATGGCGCCGTCGCGGCTGCGATGGCCGTGCATCGTGCTGTGGCAGGCGAAAGCAACAAATCCCAATACACCGGCGACGATGCCGAGATTTTCACCTTCTGAGGTAAGAGCAAATGAACGAAGCATCACTTCCCGGCCTGGTTACCCAGCTTGAGGCGCGAGTAGACAAATTTGAGAAGGGGTTTGCACGGGCTAACCGTATCCAGCGCAGGTCTGCCGCCCAGATGGAGCGCCGCGCCAAGCAGTCGGCAGAGCGGATGCGCAATGTATACGGCAAGGCTGGTGACAGCATCCTGGCTACCTTCAAGAAGCTTGGCCCTGGTATCGCTGGCGGCCTGATTGGCGGCCTGACCGTGGGCGCTCTTTCCAGCGTCACGAACAACATGGATCAGATTGTTAGGACGACTGCCCAGATTGGCGATGAGGCCAAGCGGGCCGGGGTGAGCGTCCGGGCACTTCAGGAATGGTCCTATGTCGGCAGGCAGAACCGTATCGGCATTGATCAGATTGTTGACGGCCTGAAAGAGATGCAGCTTCGCACTGACGAGCTGATCATAACCGGCAAGGGACCGGCGGCAGAAGCCTTTGATCGGCTGGGCTTCAGCTACGATCAGCTCAAAGTGAAACTCAAAGATCCGTCCGAACTGTTGCTTGAGATCATCGGGCGCATGGAACAGTTGGACGATGCAGCCCGTATCCGTATCACAGATGAGATTTTCGGCGGCAGTGCCGGTGAGCGCTTTGTGGAATTGGTCGGACGCGGTGAAAGCACCCTGCGCGATACCATCCGGGCGGCAAACGATACCGGCGCGGTGCTGGACGCCGAGGTGATTGAAAAGGCTCAGGAGCTGGACCGGCGCTTCGCCGCACTTCAGGCCCGTGTCGGGACTTTCTTCAAGCGCCTTGCCGTTGGTGCTGCGGATGCATCGGTCAAGATCGTCACCCTGCGCACCGACATTGACGACTTGTTCCGGTCCTATGATCAGGCGCAGGGCGTGCTTGGCGATGGTGTGGCGGATGCCCTGACGAATGACAGTGAAGCTGTCGACGAGCACCGGGACAAAATCAACCTGCTGCGCGCTGAGTATGAGCGCCTGAGCGATTTTGCGAATAGCCAGAGTTCAGGTTTGATGCAGGCGGCGACCATGTTGCGCGCCTTCGGCTATGACGCCGTTGCTAATCAGCTTGTTTCTGCGGCAACCGAAATGCGCAGCCTGACCGGCGCTTTGGCTGACGGATCTATCAAAGCTGACGACTTTGAAAAGCGCATGGGCGAGGCGGCGACCACCGCGCAGACTGCCTTGGGAAACATCGAGGCGGTGGACCGTGCCGAGTTCTCCAATGTCATCGCCGGGGTGGGTGGCCTTGTGGAGCGTCTCGCTGCTGCCGCCAAGAAGGCGCGTGAGCTGCGCGGTGCCCTTCCTGGCGCGACTGCTGACGGCGGAACAAATCAAGCTGTCTATTCGGGGCGCGGTGGAGACCCTAGAACGCAGGGCGGCGGGTTTGATGGCTGGGGCAGCTCGACCGCCACATCTAACGCCCCGATGACCAGCCGCAGGCCGCGCAGTGCGCCCAGCAACATCGACTTCGGTCTTCCGCCGGAGAGCGGTGGTGGTAGCGGAAGATCACAGAGCGACTATGAACGTGAGATCGCTGCTATTGCTGAAGAAACAGCGGCTCTGCGCCACGAGGCTCAGGCCCTGGCTGAGCTGACCGGCGCGCGCCAGAACCACGTAAGCGCACTTGACCTTGCCCGGACCAAGGCTGAGTTGCTGGCCGCAGCACAGCGTTCGGGCTTGGCAGATACGCCGGAGCTGCGGGCACAGATTGACGCGCTGGCCGGGCAGTATGTGGAAGCGGCCAATTCCGCTGACCTTGCTGCTGATCGCATTCAGGAGGTGCAGAACGCCAGCCGGGCAGGGGCACAATCAATCACCGACGTGTTCACCGGCATGGCGACCGGTGCCATGGCAGCCAAAGAGGCTGTCGGGCAACTGATCGTCCAGATCCTGAAACTCAGCTTCCAGAAACGCATGTTGGAAATGGCAGAGGGTGCCGGCGGTGCGTTCGGTGGCTTTCTCAAAATCTTGGGCGGTGGCTTCGCCAGCGGCGGCTATACCGGCGACGGTGGCAAATTCGAACCCGCCGGGGTGGTGCATCGCGGCGAATACGTGATGAGCAAAGAGGCCACCAAGGCCATTGGCGTGCCCCAGCTAGAGGCGCTGCACAAAGCCGCTAAGAGGGGCTTTCTGCTGGCGGGTATGCCGGTGGCCGGGCGCCTCTGAAAGTAGGGGTGGCGGGCCGTTCTGGTGCTGCTGCAGGCTAGGGACAGGTGATCACTATCAATGCGCCGATTTCGGTTCAGGGGAGTGCCGGGACGCCGGATCAGAATGCTGATTTGGCTAAGCGGTTTTCGCGCGAAATGGAGGCGACCATGCGCGGCTTTGTAGTCGATGAGCTGAGACGGCAGACGAGGCCTGGAAACATGATGAATGGCCGGAGGCGGTAAGCGGCTAACTAGTTTCCAGTTTGGCTTTCTCCACCAATGCAAGCAGTTCGTCTGTTATGGCATTAAGCCACTCGTCTTCTTTAGGACCAGCTTTGGGCCAGGTTTTATAAAGCACATCTTCCAACATGGGGTAGTTTTTTCCGACATGGAAATCGTGATCACATATTGGCAAGATGCGCTTCTGCCGATTCACGTTTGCAGAGATCGCAGAGTTTAGTTCTTTATTAGTCCAGCCCTTGGCGGCAAACGTGTTGGTGAGGAAGGGCACGAAGAAAGTCGACTTTAAAAGGCCGTGGTTGATCCTCTGCACAATTGAGTCCCCCCAAGTAATGCTTTCCTCATCGAAGAAAACCTTGATGCCAACGGCTTCTAGTTTCTTTTTCAATTTTCTTACGCGAGGTTTGTCTTCTGATGCGTGAGAAAGAAAGATGTCGAATTCTCTTACCATTTCCGCGTGCCTTATGATCCATTTGGGAGCTGCAGGATTGATGTCAGCAGCTTGCCTGCAGAGTTTTGAAAGAACAGGGTCATCGTCTCCCCGAACTTGTTTGATGTGTCCTAACCAGCCTTCGATATGTGCCCAATAGTCCTTTGCTGTAGCTGTCGGTTCAATCCAAACCTTTGCCGCCTGTTCTAGTCCGAACTTCTTGCCAGAATGTAGTTTCATCCGAAGGCGAGAGATATCTTTTCGATATACGTTGGCCCCCTCATTGACGATCAAGCCAGTAACAACTTGACGTTCTCGGAAGAGCTGGATTCTTGTCTTATCTGGGTTTATGCGGAAATGAGCTGTTTTGAAGGCATCAGTGATCTTTTCGCCAAGGATTACTTCTCGATCACCGTATTCTGGTTCCCAGGTTCTTACCAACGAAGGAGGTATCTTTCTTCGGCTTGATGAGAATGTGATGTCATCTGCATATCTAGAGTATTTGAGTCTCTCTTTGACAGCGATTTCAACAAGGTGTTTGTCGAGATTGTGAGCTATAATGTTGGAAAGAATCGGCGAGGTGCGTGCGCCTTGAGGCAAGGCATCCTTATAAGTTGTCAGGCGCGCCAGAATAGTCGCCACACGGTGGTTGAAACCAAAGAACTGCGACATGAATAGCCCACGAATGCGGGCAAACCCGATTGAACCAAAGAAATCCTCAATGTCGATATTCAGAACCCACTTTTGCTTTTCGTGGTAGTGGGCGTTGGTTAGAAATGACCTCTTGGTAACATATCCATGTATGAAACTCTTTGGTCTGTAAGACTGTTTCAGCACTGCTGCCAAACGCTCTTGGGCTAGAGCTAATCCCCTAACGGGTCTATCGATAGGTCGGGTTCCCTCTCGTTTTTTGGGGATTTCAAAGCTCTGATAATATTTCCCATTGTCGGCGTTCTGAAGGACGTAAAAGAGGCCTCCAGCCGGCATGGTAAGCGCATGGGCTACGTCCTGCACTGAGTGCGCAACGCCTAGCAACATTAAACTTGCGGCGGGATCAAAGTCGCTTGGAAGGCTCAACCCTCGTTCTCTACCTTATCGACGATATACAGTGGACAACCCACCGCGCCGCCGCGATTTAGGACTAACGTTTCAGCGAGCCGCCGGGGATTCACCAGCGCAAACTAGAGAGTTGAGCCTTGGAGGAACTAGTGGCCTACAGAGTGTCTGCAGTCAACCGAATCTTCTTGTGATTGTGGAGTGTGGTGCGGTTTGGAGTTGTGGTTATACTCACATACGGGTATACCGGTATATGAGTATTGCAGTAAGAGAAGACCCATGCCTAAGAACATCAACCTCCCCACTGAACGCGTGCAGCAACTCGAAAGGCTGGCTGAGAGGTGGAAAATGTCGGTTGCCGATGTTGTCGGTGAACTGATCCACCAGCAGATCGAAAAAGGCCAACTAGAACGGGACGTGCCCGGATTCCGTATCTTCAAGAACGGCAAAGAGGTCCACATCGGCACCGATGAATGGGACAAACAGGTGAGCGCCCAGTCGGCGTCCAACATCGCCAGCTCAATTCGTTCTTTGATCACCCCGTCAAAGGAAAACCCAATGCTGCCTTTGCCCGACGGGTTTGGATTAGCCCGGCGGGGCACAAGTTTGAAAATCAAGGACACTGAAACAGGTGCAGAGAAGACGCTCGCGCCATCTATCGCCAAGGATGTTGCGGAGATGCTTGAACGAGTTGCTAAGTCCTAAAAAGAGATCAGCCCGACGCTGCAACGCCGGGCCGAATTGATCTAACGATCTGGTAGTATTCACACCATGAAAAAGTATCACGATCTGGCTGAAAGGGCAAGATCGGCAGCCCGTTTGCGGCGCCGGAATGATGCCGCCTTGATGAAGCAAATCTCTGGTGATTTGCCGACACAAGCGGAGTTGGAAGCAGGAAAAACTGCGGAAAACAGTGATGCCGAAGACGGCGCATATTCCCATGAAAACAAGGTGCTTAGCGAGACTGGCTCAGACGGCTGTCTAGTTAATCCACACAACACACCCTCAGCACCCACCCCAGACACACACACATCTCGTCTCCGAGACCTGCTGAACACCCCTGACGTGCAGAGCCGCATCAAGGCAGGAGAGACCCAGCGCAAACGCGATGAGACCCGTAAGGCGACGATGCAACGGCGCGTGGCCGTGCCGACTACAGCATGGAAGACCGCCAGCCAGGACGAGAAGTTCCGCTTTGCCGGACATGCCACAGAACGGGCCGATGGTCTGGCGTTTAGTCTGAACCTATCGGAAAAGACGCAGAACAAGCTCAGACGGCACCGTGACCCGCTCAGGGCGTTTACTGATACTCTGAACCGTGAACTGAAAATGCAGGGCCTGTCCGGCATGCCATATGCTTTGGCGCTTGAAGAAAGCAGTAAGGATAAGCTGCACGTGCACGGGTTCCTGATACCTCCGGCTGAACGAGATGGCGTTAGGCGTGCTCTTAGGGCTGCTGGCGGAGCAATCATTGGGAAGGCTTCTGGTAGGCAGCTAACCCTTAAAACGCTGTCTGGCGGCGGTGGATGGGCGTTCTATTGCCAGAAGGATCAGAGCCGCACAGATGAAGCCTTAGCTGGTGACGTCAGGTTGTTTCTGAATAGGGCAATGACACAGGCTGCACGTGAGTTCTCACGGTCGATAAGATAGTTGCATTAGTTAAGGGAATGTAATGTTATAACACCTTAAAGCAAGGGCGACTTCCGGCCTTTGAAAAGCAGGCAAATTCATTGCTTGAAGGCCAGAAGTTACTCATTAAGTAAGCGCTTACTTGCAATGAAAACAATCACTTACATTGCGATTTCTCTCTTGTGGTCGGATTCAACCTGTGCGAGCCATTGCGTATTGCAATTCACTTGAGGGACAATTTTGATGCAGACTGCAGAACACTACCTGCCGGATGAGACATATGACGCGCTGGTGAAAGCACTCACTGATAAAATGGGTTTTCAGAACCATCCGTTGATTTGCGCTAGAACCGAAGTTCTGACCGCCCTAGGTGAAATCGCAAACATCTGGCCTGCCTCTGTGCTGGATGATGTCGACGTCAATGGAGAGATGCCAGAAGAGGAAAGGGAAGCTGCATGAACCCTGTTTCCCTCACCCGTAACGGAAAGACTTACAGCGGAACTTACAGCACTGCGAAGGGCACTCTGATTGTCACTTATGCAGGGCAGACAAAGCGCACTCAGCTCGGCGGCATGAATGCTGTGATCCTGACTGAGATGGTGCTCGGCGAGATGATCGGACAGGGCACTTCATAG